GATTTCAAGCAGTGATTATGTCTAATTATAAGTCTATTTATTTAGGCGCATATGATACACATGAAGAAGCACAAAGAGTTAGAAATGAAGCAGAGAAAGAATTAAGAGCATAGGTCTATAAAGTAACAGTAAGGCAGAAAATCTCGGTGTTAAAAATGCTAAATGGGACAAGGAAGCAGGTCTTTATGTGCTTCGTGATTGTTACAACAGTTATTTCTACCCCGTAGAAGACACAAAGGTGAACGTACTCGATAAGCTCAAATTGTATTCGAAGGACATTGTTCAGTACCTTGATGGCGGCTCGGCGCTCCATCTGAATCTTGAACAGATGTTGAGTGCAGAACAGTTTGTCCATTTGTATAAGCTTTGCTCTAAGTATGGTGTACAGTATTGGACAACCAATGTCTTGTGTACGATTTGTAATGAGTGTGGCTACATCAATACAGACACAGAAACCCATTGTGTGAAATGTGGGAGCACGGATGTTGATTATGGCACTCGTGTTATTGGGTATCTGAAACGCATTAGCAACTTCTCCGAAGCAAGGCAGAAGGAAGCAGGAAAACGATTCTATCACCATTTGAAGAAGTAAGGGGGTGTCTTAATGTGGCTCATTAAATTCTATGATGCCTTGTGGCACAAGCTGTATCAGTGGAGCATTAAGGTACAGGCACAGCGACAGAAGAAAATTAGTTTGCTTGCTGATAAAAAGCGAGAGCTTGCAAATAAACTCCGTAATGAAGCTTTCAATCTTGATACAGAGGCAGAAGATTTAGAAAAGTCACGATAGAAAGGATGGTTCTATGTTAGTCTTTGATATTGAAACGAACGGCTTATATGCCGACGTTACAAAGCTGTTCTGCCTGAGTGTCTATGATACAGACACACAGGAAATGAAGCAGTATGATGATGTACACGCAGAGCAAGGTGTCCATGAGTTATATGATGCATGGAAAAGCGGGGTGTGTCTTTGTGGACACAACGTTATTAATTATGACCTTCCCACCTTGGCAAAACTTTTTCCGTGGTTTGAGATTACACACGACATGCATAAGGATGTAGTAGACACCCTTGTTTTGTCACGACTCATCTATTCTCATATCGAAGACATGGATGCAGGACTTATTCGAAAGAAACAGTTACCCTCGAAGCTGTATAAATCCCACAGCCTGAAAGCTTGGGGGTATCGTTTAGGAGAACTAAAGGGTACATATGGAGAGGAAGAAGATGCATGGGCTTGTTACAATCCTGAAATGCTTGCTTATAATAAGCAGGACGTAGTTGTAACGGTAAAGCTCTATGAAAAGCTGGCTTCATATGCTTATGCATCAAAGGCCATAAAACTTGAGCATGAAGTAGCATGGTTGATGTCTAAACAAGAAAAGAATGGATTTCCCTTTGACCTTGAGAAGGCAAAAGAATTGGAATCTACCTTACGTTCCAGAGCAGGTGTCTTGACAGTGAAACTAATTCAGATTGTACCTCGTGTACCTGATAAGATTTTCGTGCCGAAAAGAGACAACAAACGCCTTGGCTATAAAGCAGGTGTTCCTGTCCAGAAGTATAAAGACTTCAATCCGAATAGCAGACAACAGATTGAATGGCTGTTGCGGACGCATTATGGCTATTCTCCCTCAAACATTGATTGTTATGATGTGGAAGACACGGATGCAGATGATGTTGATTTGTCACAATGTCGATTGAAAATTGATGATGAAAGCATGAAATTCATGAAGGAAGACCCTCAAGCTCCTGATGAAGTGAAAGCTGTGGTGTCTGTCCTTGAGGAGTCCTTGATGCTCAAAAAGCGTTTAGGACAGCTTGCAGATGGTAAGAATGCTTGGTTGTCTATGATTGGAAAGGATGGGAATATCCATGGTTCTGTTATCCCTAACGGGGCTGTTAGTGGTCGTGCTACTCATTCCAGACCGAACGTCGCACAAGTACCACATGTTGGCAGTCCGTATGGCAAGGAATGTCGGGAACTCTTTAGAGTACCAGACGGATGGTGGCAAGCAGGGATAGATGCTTGCGGTCTTGAACTCCGTTGTCTTGCCCACTTCATGTACAAGTATGATGGGGGCCAATATGCCCATACGATTTTAAACGGCGATATACACACGATGAACCAGAAAGCCGCAGGATTGCCAACACGCAATCAGGCGAAGACGTTTATTTATTCATTCCTTATGTAACATTGAGGAATTAAAATCCATTGAAAACGGTGAAACTCTCCTTGTTGAGACAATACCGTGCTAAGATTTTGAAGAGATAAAAGCTTATATTCTTCAAAATAAAGTGTAACGACTATTCCGAAAGGAAGTACACCATAAGCTAATGATGGTGGAAGCGGTGGACATCGATGAGATAGTCTATTCTTTATGGTGACATAAAGCAGTTCATAAGAGAACGCTTAGGGGCTTGCGACCTCTAGGGAATACAAAGTATGGCGCAGGTGACGCAAAGATTGGAAAAATCATAGGGGGTACAGCAGGACAGGGAAAGCAGATTAAGAAGAAATTCAATAAGGCTATCCCTGCTATTGCGGAGCTCAGACAGGCTGTAGAAAATGCGCTTGTCTATCCTATTGATTTTAAAAGCACACACGGGAAACCTAAAGTAACATGGAAACGTCATTTCCTCTATGGTCTTGACAGACGCAAACTACATGTAAGAAGCCCTCACAGTGCCTTAAATTTACTCTTGCAATCAGCAGGCGCTTTGATATGTAAGAAGTGGATTGTCACCACAGAGGAGCGATTATTGGTGAGAGGATTAAGACACGGATGGGATGGAGATTTCGCATTGATGGCATGGATCCATGATGAACAGCAGGTTGCATGTCGTACCGAAGAGATAGCAAAGATTGTGTGTGAAGAAGCCCAACAGGCAATGAGAGACACACAGGAGTATTTCAATTTTCATGTCCAGTTAGATACAGATGGCATCATTGGTCATAATTGGTTTGATTGTCATTAGGGGGTATTTTATGTACGCTAAAAGAATTCGTTGTAAGAAGTGTGGCCGTACCTTGGTTACGGGTTGTGCAAAGAATGTAGAAGAAATTACATGTTCGTGTGGTTATGTTACCTATCCACATTCCACAGAGATGAAAAAGGAACTGTCTAAGAATGAAAGGAGACACAATAAATATGAAAAAGCATGATTATAACGTCATTGATAACACGTTTGTCTATGGACTTGATGAATCTATTGTAGCATCTGGCTACCCTATGTCTGATAAAATCAATCCATGTAATTTAGAAACACGTGGCGCTACTAGTGGGGATGTGAAGCGTGCTATGCGTCTTGGAAACGCTCCTGCGGGCAGTGGTCATGATTGTTACCTTAAAGGTATCGTTGTCCAGTTTGATTTGACGCTTACTAAACAGGCATGGCCCGAAGCACAGCGTTATCATTTCTTAGACTTTGTGTCTTCCATGTCCGCTATGCATATGTTGGCAAAGATGGATGTTCGCTTCATCTCTTATACAGACCGTAAAATCATTGATTTGTTCCTCGATATTGTTCGGGACTACAATCAGAATCCTAGTGAAGAAAATTGGCGGCGTATGATATACAGCTATCCTAGCGGCCTGTTGCTGACAGCTCGGATGACAACGAACTACTTACAGCTCAAAAATATCTATGCACAGCGAAAGACACACCGACTCCCTGAATGGAAAGCTGTCTGTGATTGGATCAAAGATCTCCCGAAAGTAAAAGAATTGGGGGTAATTAAATGACAGCAGTGTATACCATTTATGGAGACAACAGTAAATTCCTCAAGGAACGTCACATGCAGGTGACAAGAAATCATACTGTCTATGATACTATCAGTGGCCGTTTGGCGCTGAATGATGGTTTTTGCCCCTGTCAGCCTAGCAAGACGCAAGACACCATTTGTCCTTGTAAGTACATGCGTAAATACAGTACATGCCGGTGTGGTCTTTATGTCCCTGCGACGAATGAGGAGGAAGACGATGATGTATGAGGCGCAGAAGAACCTACTCACAATCCTTGTGGACGCTGATATGGTTGTGTATCGTGCATGTTCCTCTTGTGAATGTGAGACTAATTGGGGTAATGATATTTGGACACTTCATGTGGATTTCAATGAAGCTCTTGCGTACTTGCAAGACCATATGGATGATTGGATTCAGAGGGCCTTGGAACTTGACCAGTATTCAGGAAGTGTAAATGTTGTCTATGCTTTTTCGGATGATGACAATAACTTTAGAAAGAAACTCTTGCCTACCTATAAGCTGAATCGTGTTGGTAAAAGAAAGCCTGTTGCCTATCATGCACTCAAACAATGGGTGCGTGATAATTGGGTGTCTGAACAATTAGACACACTAGAAGCAGACGATGTTATTGGTCTGTTGGCTACAGGAAAGTACAAAGGAAACAACATCATTATCTCTGCTGATAAAGACATGCAGACGATACCAACAAAGATTTATAACTTCCTGACAGACACCTTGGTAGAGGTGACACAGGAAGAAGCAAACTATAACCTGCTCTATCAGACTCTTGTAGGGGACACAGCGGATAACTACATAGGTTGTCCGAAAATTGGCAAGGTGAGAGCAGAACGTATTTTAGATGATAGTTCTACATGGGAAGCGGTAGTTGAGTGTTTTAAAAAAGCAAACCTTACAGAAGAGGATGCACTCTTACAGGCTCGTGTGGCACATATCTTACAGGATGGAGATTATGAGAAAGGACAGGTAAAATTATGGACACCTCAAAGTTTACACTCGTAAAGGATGTAACACTTGACGATATGGAAATTATTGTAACGGCCATTACACATAAAGCAGATAAAAATCCGACGCCTTTGTTTAGACACAGAAAGTCAATTCAGGATTTGGCACGGCAGTTATGGAAAATGCAAAAGCTTGGAACACTGGCTGTCTTTGCAAATGCGCAGGGAAAATATGCAGGACTCTTGGCTTGCAATGTCGTTGAGCTTTGGTGGATTTATGGCCCTGTATTGGTAGAAGATCTGGTTGTCTCCATAGACACAAAACCTAGTGGCTTTGGACGATTTGCAGTTCAGGTCTTGGAAGACATTGCACGAGACAATGAATGTGTCATGATCTGCTCAGGTAGTAGCATGGTTCAAGACACACCGATTGTTCGTAACATGTATAAGAAACATGGATTTGTTGTCTATGGTGAATCCTATTTGAAGGAGATGGATTAGATGATTATGCATGATGAATTACCATTTGTACCTCGTGATGTCGTGAATTATCTAAAGGCTATCTACACTCCTGATTTCTTCATCAATGCAGATGTAGACAACAATGATATCCGTATGGGGTACATGCAGGGGTGTACAGAAATTATTTCCGTTCTACATAATCTCGCAGAAAGGAAGGACTGATTATGTCTAGTGGCGGTTGGTTAGGTAGTATTTTGAGCGTACCTATGAAGATTATCTCCAGTATCACAGGGGCAGGAAGCCATACATATAGTGCATCGGATAACTATAGTCCGACAGTAAAGGCATCTGACTTGGTGTCTAGTACAACAGCTCAGACACCCGATGCCCCTGTCATGGGGGATGATACAACATACTCTCAGAAGAAAAGGAATAAACGTGGCCTGTCTAGCTTGTATGTAAATAACGGTACGAGTGGTACAGGTTCCACAGGTGATTACACAGGAAGGGGTGATCTTTAATGTCGAGTGGCGGTTGGTTAGGACACACTGTGTCCAAAGCATGGCACGGTGTTACAGGAGCCGTAGAGCATACAGTTAATGCTGTAACAGGTGGTATATTTGGTGGCTACAGGAACAGTGTAGCAGGGAGTGACCAGCAGGTTGTAGTTACTCCTAGTGCCGCACCTGCTCCCACAGCAACTGAACAGGCTGAATATGATGCTGCAGTGCAGAACCAGAAAAAGAAGCGGGGTAAAAACTCGCTCTATGTTTCCGCGTCCGCAGGTTCCAGCGGGAGTGGTTCAGGTATTAACTTATGAGGAGTGGCGTAGACACCAATGCATTTTATCGGACAGATACCGCGAAATCTCGTTATGATAAACTGGTTTCCGATAGAAAGGTGTACGTAGACAGAGCGGTAAAGAACGCAAAGCTTACAATTCCTATGCTATTCCCTGATGAAAACGCTACCTCTACCACAGAGTATGAAACACCATATCAGAGTATTGGTGCTCGTGGTGTCAATAACCTTGCGGCTAAAATCATGCTTGCTTTGTTCCCTCCAAATGAGCCTTTCTTCAAATTGGAACTTGGTGACATGGCAAAACAGCAGGTAGCACAGCAGGGGGACACCTCAGCAATGACGAAGATTGACAAGCTCATGGGGGCTATTGAAAGACAGCTCATGGACTACATGGAAACTAATCGTTGTCGTATCACTATCAGCGAGGGTGTCTTACAGCTTATCGTGACAGGTAACTGTTTATTGTATTTGCCACCTCAGACAGGTGGTATCAAATTATATCGTCTGAATAACTATGTGGTTGTTCGGGATGGTACAGGTAATTGGATTGAACTGATTGCGAAAGACAGTATTAGTTATGCCGCCTTACCTCCAGAAGCACAGGCGTGTGTAGAAGGTACAGACGTTTCACCAGACAAGAATGTAGAGCTTTACACTCATGTATATCTTGCTGAGGGCGCAACCTTTGAAATGTATCAAGAGATTGAAGGACAGATTATTAAAGGTAGCGAACAGGAATTTCCTAGGGATAAGGTTCCTTGGATTCCCTTGCGACTCCGTAAGATGGATGGAGAATCCTATGGGCGTTCTTATGTGGATGAATACTATGGTGATTTGAAGTCCCTGAATTCTATCAGTAAATCTATTGCTGAAATGGCTACATTATCTGCCTTTGCTTTATTCCTTGTCAATCCTTCTTCTCAGCTCCGTGTCGATAAACTGAAAGACGCACAGAGCGGTGATTTCTTCAAAGGAAAAGAAGGTGACATTACTGCGTTCCAGCTGAATAAGGTAAGTGATTTGCAGGTAGCCTATCAGCACAAGCAGGAATTACAGAGCAATTTGTCGTTCGCTTTCCTGCTGAATAGCTCCGTACAGCGGAATGCTGAACGTGTCACAGCCGAAGAAATTCGTTATGTGGCAAATGAGCTTGAGGACAGCGTAGGCAATATTTATTCTTTGTTATCTTTGGAATTACAGTTACCCCTTGTTCAGTGTCTTATGGCACAGCTTATGGCACAAGGCGCACTCCCTGATATTCCACAGGGCAGTGATGGTGTCCAGACACACATTGTAACAGGTATGGAAGCGTTAGGCCGTGGACATGATCTGACAAAGATTGAACAGTTCTTGCAGACATGTTCGGTACTTCCTGATTTCCAACAGCGCTTGAAGACGGGGAACGTCCTTGCTCAGATTGGCACGGCTCTTGGTCTTGATGCAGATTCCCTTGTCATGAGTGATGAGGAATATCAGGCCATGCAAGCCCAGATGATGCAAGCACAGATGGCACAGCAGATGGCGTCGCCTATTGCACAAGGAATGATGAACAATAATCAACAATAAGGAGATTGATAAATAATGGATGAAACCGAAAACAAAGTAGTTGACACTCAGCAGACAGACACACAACCTGAACAGACAGTTGATAATGTAACTGTAACAACATCTTCTAATACACAGCTTTCTGTGAAAGACACAGCAGAGAATGTGGATAATGTGTTAGATGATGTTGTTAATGAGGATAATCAGCAGGCAACAGAAACACAGCCTACAGAGGAGCAGACAGACACAAAGGAAGAAGCTCCAAAAGGTGAACAGCCTTCCGAACAGCAGTTGACTACAGCCCACAAGGCCCTTGATAGTGCTGAAAAAGATTTAGTAAGCAAGGGCGTAGACTTTACAGGTCTTGAAAATGAATACATGAACAATGGTGGACTCAGTCAACAGTCTTATGAAACTCTTGAGAAAGCAGGGTATCCGAAAGCCGTTGTTGATGGTATGTTGGCTGGTTGGGAAGCCGCTTCCACTCGCTTTGTCAATGATGTATATTCATTGGCAGGAGGTCAGGAAGAATTTTCGCGTATTCAGCAGTTTGTGTCTTCCCAGAATCAGGATGTCATTAATGCCTTTAATGCTACCCTGGACAGCGAAAACCTCATGCAGATTCGCATGACCCTTGAAGGTATTAAAGGTCAGATGGTGAAACAGTATGGTACTCAGCGTCCTTCCATCGTTGGCAATGCCGCTCCGTCAATAGACCGTAGTGGCTATGAATCTACGGATGAGATGATTAAGGACATGTCTGACCCTCGGTATCAGAAAGACCCTAAGTTTACACGAGAAGTATATCGAAAAGTTAAATATTCTAAATTGTTCTAGTAAATTGTAATAGCCAATACAATTCTTGATGATTAAGACACCCCATAATTTTGGGTGTCTTTTTCTATATAATTTTCTATTTTGAAAGGTGGATGATATTAATTATGGCAGATATTAGAATTGCAACTCCTATGGCGGTTGGTACGCAGGTAACCACAGATGCCGACAAACTTGCCCTCGCCCTTAAAGTCTTTAGTGGTGAAACTCTCACGGCATTTGCACGTGCTTCTGTAACGAATGGCAAATTTATCAAACGTACAATTCAGAGTGGTGAAATCTAAATGCGGAATTGCCTCTCTTTAAACACTCCTTTAACTGCTGGAATATCTCGCGAACAGACAGAGACAACTAGCAACGAAGCCTTGCTGACAGGTAAGGAACGTTCAACGACTATCCCGAAAGGGAGTAGGACGAAGCCGTCCGAAATGGGGAGTGAGAATACAAAGATATGTCGCTTGTGTGATAAAGAAAAACCACTATCAGAATTTTATTTCAGAAAAGATAGTGGCAAATACCGTTCTGAATGTAAGGAATGTCTCAGTCGCTTATCAACGGTACGAGACACAGGGTGGACACAAGAAGCATATGATGGAGCCTTTAAAGAACAGCATGGCAGATGTGCCATATGTGGGAAGAAACTTAGTAGTACGAGATACACTCGGCTAACAGGAGATCATGACCATAAGACTGGAAAACTTAGAGGCCTACTCTGTACGAAATGCAACACAGCTCTTGGTCTGGTGGAAGAAAATATAGACACCATAGAGAATATGATTGCATATATCAAAAAGTACCAGTAGTATTCTTGAAGATATAGTCTCAGCTCATAGGTGACTATGAGGTGTAAATGCACACACAAGGGATAGCGTCCTTGTGTAAAGATAACTGAAATCCGCACAGTTCCCTGTATTCGGTCGTACTAAAGCACATTACCTGAAAAGTGGTAAGAGCCTCGATGACCTCCGCGAAAACATTCAGCAGGGTGAACGTACCATTGTTATTGATGGTCTGTTGACGACTGACTGCTTGGTATTTGACCTTGATGAATTTATCGCACATTATGATTTCCGTTCTCCATATGCTACACAGCTTGGTGAAGCACTGGCAATCTCCATGGATGCATCTATTCTCGCAGAGGTAGCTAAAGAAGCACTTAACACTACGGAAAATGTCGCTGGTCTCGGCAAAGGTGGCGTCGTTGCAAAGACTCTCGCAACAGGTACCACTCTTGGCATTAACAAAGAAACAGGTATCGCAGTCCGTGACATTCTGTTGGAAGTCAAGGCTAAAATGGCCGCTAACTATGTTCCGCAGGGGGACCGTTATTGCTTCGTAACTCCTGAAATTCACGCCGCACTGGCAACGAATCTTGATTTCTTGAACAGCAATTATGGAGCCGCCGCTACGCTGACTAATTCCAATATTATCAGCATGGATGGTTTCCAGATTATCGAATGTCCTCATCTGGCGCAGGGTGGTGATGACCCGACAAATACCATTCAGGGTGATGGTCATGCGTTCCCATCTACTTATGCAAGCAAGTCTCCGCTTTTAATTTGTCACAAATCTTCTGTTGGTGTCTTGTCCCTGAAAGACATTAGCTTTGAAACAGCACGTCGTGCTGAATATCAGGCAGACCAGCTTATTGCTAAGTATGCTATTGGTATTGGGGGGCTTCGTCCTGAATCTACCTTTATGGGTGTTATTAACAATCCTGCTTAGGATATTGTTGAGAGGTATAGGGGAGTGTAATGCTCCCCTTTTTATTCTTTTAAAGGGAGTGAAAAGATGCTATTTGTATCTACAGAGTTAGACGCAATCAATCTGATTCTTTCAGGCATTGGGGAAGCTCCTGTCAATAGTTTAACAGAGAGTGAATCTATTGATGTTGATAATGCACGTAGTCTGCTTGCTACTGTGTCTCGGAACATTCAGCGACAAGGATGGCAGTTCAACACCTTGACTAATGTAACTATTATGTCAGACACCAACAGCAAAAAGATTCGGTACAATCCATCATGGATAAAAATTACAGCAACGAATGGCGAGGTCTATGTAAAGCGTGGTGATTTTCTATACAACCTTACAGAGAAGACAGACACCTTCAATGAAGAGGTACAACTTACCATCATTGAAGCAGTTGACTTTGAGGATTTGCCTGATGAGTTCAAAACATTCATCACAGCAGAGGCGGCTATTTTCTTTCAAGAACGTTACCTAGGTGACGAAAATGTATCTCAAGAGTTACGGATTGAAGAATCAAGAGCTTATGCTGATATTGTCCAATATTGTATAGACACAGGTTCCAACATGTTTCAGACCACAGGGATGCAGAGTGCATTGGAAAGGAGATAATACACCATGTTATATTCACAGAGCATTAAGAACTTTGTACAAGGTGTGTCTCAACAGCCACCACTCTTACGGTTCCCTGAACAGCTTGAGGAGCAGATTAATGGTTTCTCTACAGAAGTATCAGGGTTACAGAAGCGTGTCCCTACAGTTCATTTAAAGACACTCACAGGCTTGAATCTTACTAAAGGAAGCAAACCTCTTGTTCATTTCATTGACAGGGATAAGCAACAGAAATACATGGTTGTCTTTGCAACTAACACTGTCAAGATTTATGATATGAAGGGGAACGAAAAGACTGTAACGATTGAAGCTGGTGATTATTTAGCTACCAACACTCCTCGTGATAACTTACGAGTTATAACGGTAGCTGACTACACTTTTGTATTGAACAATACAAAAACAGTGCAGTTGTCCAGCAAGAAGTCACCAGACTACTTTAGCAATCAGGGCAGTATGCTTTATGTGCGCCAGGGGCAATATGGCCGTACCTATCAGGTTTGGATTGATGGTGTGTCTAAATGCACCTGGACAAGCCCAAATGGGGATGCCGCTGACCAGACGAAGCAGATAGACACCAACTATATTGCGGACCGTATCAATGAACAGCTCAACAATAATGGTGTGTCTACGGAACATCAAGATAATTGGATTCGTATTTGGGGTGATGGTCTTGTTCAGACAGCCGATGGGTTCAACCATCAGGCACTCATTAATTTCAAAAAGTCGATTCAGCGTTTCAGCTTGCTTCCTGCTACGGCTCCTGATAACTATTGTGTCAAAGTAAAAGGAGACCCGAATGGTGCGAGTGAAGGTAGTTACTACGTAAAGTATTCAAAAGACAGTAATGTGTGGGAAGAATGTGCTTGTCCAAATATCAACATTGAGTTTGATAAGACAACCATGCCCCATGCCATCATCCATAATGCAGATGACACTTTCACATTTAAGGCTCTTGATTGGGATGAACGAAAAGTTGGTGATGATGATAGTAACCCTGCTCCATCTTTTGTAGGGCATACCTTGTCCGGTATCTTCTTTTATCGAAATCGCTTAGGTGTTGCCTCTCGTGAAAACATTATCATGTCTGAATCAGGGGAATACTTTAATTGGTGGATGACAACGGCCAATGACTTGTTAGACACAGATGGCATTGATGTTCCGATTACATCCACAAAAGCAAACTTGATTAATTACTGTGTTGTCTTTTCCGAAGACCTTTATGCTTTCTCGAATGACACACAGTTTATCATTCGTGCTGACGCTACCCTGACACCAAAAACAGCGTCCCCTACAGAAATTACACAGTTCAATAGTTCTCCTGACTGTCAACCAAAGGTAGCAGGGAAGAACTTGTATTTCCCTTCTGAACACGGGGATTTCTCGACAATTCGGGAATACTATACGGTTCAGGATATTTCACAAATGAAAAATGCACAGGATATTACTTCTCACATACCGAATTACATTGAATCGGGCGTCTATGACATTATTACCTCGACGGCTGAAAATGTGCTATTCTGTCTGACAAACAAGGCGACAGACACCATTTACCTTTATAAGTATTTGTTTGCAAATGAAGAACGTATTCAGTCCTCGTGGTCTAAATGGGTATTTGAGGGCGAGATTTATGGTGCAGGTTTCATAGGTAGTTATTTATATCTGCTCATGCGCAGAGGGACACAGATTACCATGGAGCAAATGGACTTCTCCGTTAATATCAAAGAGTTTGACGATACGGAAGTTTATCGTGTCTATTTAGACCAGAAGAAAGTTATGGACAATGGTGTCTATGATGATGTAGCTGAAAGAACAAAGTTTGACCTCAAGGCGCTTTATGCCTACACAGACACCACACCATTGCAGAGTCTTTGTGTAGTCACTCATGATGGTGTCTTGCACGAAAATCTAAAAGCAGATGATGCAGGCTGTATTTATCTTGATGGAAATTTTGCAGGAAAGAAATTGGTAGTTGGGGAACCTTATTTGTTTAAGGCTGTATTCACAACCTTCTACCTTAAAAAGAACGACAATGGAAACATTAGCTCCTATGCAGAAGGAAGGACACAAATCAAGAACATCCATATCAATTATGATCATACAGGTTTCTTGGCTTGCAGGGTGTCTTACCTTGGGGGCAAAGAATATGTGTATCGGATGACAAGTAAGATTCTTGGCACTTCTTCTGCTCGTTTGGGTAAGAAGCAGAATGAAACAGGGAAGTTTGATGTACCCATTCATGCTAAGAATGAATCCGTTACGATTGCAGTTGAATCAGACATGCCAGTTCCCCTCTCTATTGTAGGGCTGAATTGGGATTGTCTATATACGACACGAACAAGGGGGGTATAGCGAATGTGTACCGTAGCACTTAGTTATGGTATTTCAGCTCTTAGCTCTTTGTCTAAGCAGAAAGCAAGTAGGGCTGAAATTCAGAATCAGATTGATGCCAACAATCAGACCGCAAGGGGATTGCTCCAGTCTATGAACTATACCTTTCAAAATTATGAAACACAGCGTAGGGCCGCTTTCGCAGCTCAGATTGATGCAATGACGAAAGACAGGATGAACGCTCATAGACAGGAAGCGTCTGTTAAGGCCGCTGTCAACGAAGAGTTGGCAGGAGGTGGCAGAACAGCTAACTTGATTAATCGTAGTGTTCGTGCAGATGAATCACGCGTTGCTTCGCAGGCGCAGGCTAATTATCAAAATAAAATGAATGAAATTGACCTTAATAAGGAAGCGGCACTTATCTCTACACGTAATGCTATCAATAGTATACCGTCCGTTGAGACACCCTCTTATCTCACACAAGGGGTGGAAATGTTTTCTGATTTCATGCAAACCTATAATACCTTACAGGGTATTAAGAGCATGAGAAAGAAAGCAGGTGTTGAAGGTGGACACGGAAAGACACTTGATAGAAATACAGGGGACATTAAACCTGTAAATCTCGACCCCTATATCCACAGTGAAGATATTCACAATACAGGGAGTGGGCCACGAATTGTAGACCTGGATGAAGCGTCTGCAAAGTATGACAGTATGAATTTATTCAATCCTCACGGCCTTTTTGCAAGTAATGCTATTAATGGTTACTTTAGCGGTGACATGAGTAGTGACTTGTCTTATGATTGGTCTAATGGGGGTATTTCAAGGAGAGGTGCTACATGGCAAAACGGATTGCTAGTGCAGTAGGCACAGAAATTCAATTTATGCCGCAACCCGATGCAACATATCAAGAGCGTTTGACAGAGGTACAGGGTGTTAGAGGTACTAACCCCTCGTCCTCATCCGCTACTATGTTTGCGAGTGCGGCTGATAATCTCAATAGTAATTGGTTGTCTTTCATCACAGACCGTGAAAAGCGCATGAATGAAGAGGGCCTTACAGAAGCCAACAGACTCATTGCGTCAACCACAGAGGAAGACAGACAGAAACTCAACACACTTGACATGGCCTTGACATATGGCTATGGGAATAACTTAGATAACCCTTATTTTATCGCATATAGCGACAAACTGCGTGGACAGGCTTTAGGCGATTCCGCAAAACTTGCATATACGGAAGAATTTGGTGATAGTCCTGCACGTACTCCCGATGAGGAAGTGAAGCGGTATGACGACTTTGTACAGAAGTATCGACAGCGCTTCATTGATAAGGGCATCATTGATAATAATGTGTCTTTTGAGCAGGGCTTCAATGACAAGAATATTGAAAGTCAGCAAGCATTGATGAGCAATCATGTTCAGCGTGATATTGAAGACAGAATCTCTGAAACCTTCAATAACATTAAGTCTGAATTGGGGCAGTTTGTTTATGATATGCCCACAATGGACAGAGCAACACAGGTACAAAAATTACAAGAGATTTTCAACCAGAGTCGCTTGATGGGGCTGAATCCTACACAGCGGCAGACACTTGTAGATAACACTGTAAAGCAAATCATTACCACAGGGACAATCAAGGATTTTAAGGACTTTAAAGCTAACATTCTTGACCATATTTCTGTACAGACACGTTTAGATGGTACGACACAGACGATGGGGGACCTGGTGGACCCCATGGAATTAGACACCCTAAATCTTGCATATCGTAAAGCCCATATGGAAAAATCAAAGATGGACTTCACCAAAAAGTATGGAAAAGACAAAGACATGAATCGTGTCTATACCGATGTCATTAAAATGGGGCAGTCTGGCAATCGTTCAGATCGTGATGAAGCCGAAATTCTCACAGGGATGTTACCTGAAATTGAGAGTATTCAAAATCAGCATAAGGCTGATCGGGCGCGTATGACTACGGCAGGGGCTAAAGGTGTTCAGACAGCCGCTAAATCACAGGCCAGTGCTACTTCTGCTAGGGAAAACATTCGGGCCTTTATGGAAGATGATAACCCTGTAAAAGATGGCTATGGTAGTTCCATTGGGAAACCTTTAGTAGGGGGAAAGGTTGTTGATTCCGGTACAATTCTTAGTGTTTTTCAAGACTACGAAAATCAGATTATCAAGAGTGATGATGATGAAGACACAAAGGCACAGAAGCTTATGAAGCTCTATACCTATTCAGGGGTAAGCAACGTAAAAGAACAGTTAGCGAATAGTGTCTTACAGACCATTAACAGTTCCACAGAAGATAGTGTTAAAACGAACGGAGTTCCTAACTCCATCATCTATCTTGTAAAAGCGCGCAATATTAATCATGGCCAGTTTGCAGGTGCTTTCGGTAGTAAGGTTGATGCCGCTATTGGGGCAATTGTAAACTTCTCTCATGCGTCTGGTGAAGAAGATGCAGACAATGCACTCGTTCGAGGATACGCCAACTATTGTCGTATTAAAGACACCAGCGAACAGGATAAACAGAACTATATGTCGCAGATTAGAAGCATTGCCGCAGGTGGTTGGTCTATCGGGGGTATGGAAAGTTGGAATAGTGAAGGTAGTACGGCCCCTGATATTTCATGGGATAACCCGCAGATTTCAGAAACCATAAATGATAGAGCGTTGATGTATAACTTAGCTTATCACGATCCGCAAGCTGCCTTAAATTCCGCATGTAATGATGTTCGGGATGCTTATGCTTACTATCACGGGGCTGTATTCCCGAAGAACTGCTTCAATAGCGGTTTTTCCCCAGAATCAGAGCGTGCCTTTGCAAAACAATCTCTTGATGCTCTTTGCTATCAATATGCAAGTAATTGGGGAGTGTCCCCTGAGGATATTAACGTATCCTATGATGAAGCATCTAATACGTGGTCTTTCTCAGAGAGTGCAAACGGAAACTATACACAGCTTTCTGGCTCTGATATGAATAATGAAATTCAGTATGTAGCCACCTATGTTCCGCCTTCTACTTCTAATAGTGGTGACTCTTCGGCTGATGATAATACTGAATATGTATCTACAGCCGTGGGGAACAATGGGGTAACAGAAGAGCAAGCAAAGGATGTTGCCGAACATTCTGATTCTCCGGTTGAGGTAATTAAGGAACAGTTACACAGTGGCTGGCAGTGGTTGACAGGTAGATAGAAAGGAGATAAGACACTATGGCAGTTTCAAATAACATGTCCCTTGTCTATAATTGGTTTATCCAACATGGATATTCACCCACATTGGCCGCAGGGTTCGCCGCTAACTTTGCGGTTGAAACGGGCGGCGGTGAGGACATTAATCCTGACATTACGTCCCCTAACGGAGCATACGGGATTGCGCAATGGCTTGATGAAAGCAGACAGACGAATTTCAGAAACTTCATGGATGAGCATGGATATGATTCCAATGATATTTATGCACAGTTAGAGTTCGTTGATTGGGAGCTTCATAATACAGAATCACAAGCCTTGGAAGAGATTTCCAACTCTGACTTGTCGAGTGCTGAAAGTGCCGCCGCCGCTATTGCGAATTACTATGAACGTTGTCAAGGACAGACACTAGGCCTAAGACAACAGGTAGCAGGTGAGGTATATTCAAACCTTTACGGGGGAGAAAGCTATGATGCGTCTGCTACAGGCTCTAGTGATTCCAGCAGTGGTGGAATAGACACAGAAGACTACACTTCCTATTTACCCGATGACATGAGGGGTATTGATGGTAGTATGTATCAGCGCTTAGGGATGCTATTCAAGAAAGCACAGGAATTAGGGGTTACTCCTCTTTTGACAGCAGGTGCAAATGATGATTCGCATACAGAAAACAGTTGGCATTACAAGGGCCTTGGTGCTGATATTGCATGGGATGGTTTGCAGTGGGGTGATGACACCTTATCTGCTCTTGCGGACTATGCAAGGTCGTTAGGATTTCAGGAAGTCATCAGTGACCCTCACGGAACAGGCCCTCACCTTCATGTGGCTAATCCTGATTTATCAAAAGAAGTCAATGCTCTCTTGGGGCCTAAACAAGCGACAACCACCTTTGGTGAGGGTGTCTTTACTCCTAAGATGCAGAACATGGTGAGTCCTGAAATACAGGCACTAGCAGATGCAAAACTCCAGATGCAGAAAGCCTATGAAGAATCCCTGAAAGAAAAGCCTTCTATCCTTGATGGTATTTGGCATGACTTCAAGCACAGTGGCAACTTTGCGTATGAGTTTGTTGATGCCCTGTATACTGACCTCTTCCACAGTGACCTTGATGCTTTTGGTCGTAATAAGATTACCGATGCAGACCGTAACTACATCAAGGCCGCCATGGGGAGTGGTAATGAAGCAGAGGCACAATGGATTATTGATAATGCGAAAGACCCCACACAGTTGTATTACCTATTACAAAAGAAGTCCGATGAGATGGCCGAAGACACAAAGTACGCCGCTTACTATAATTCGGTAGGCGCGCATACTCTTGGCACTATCTTAGGGGCTGTCTTAGACCCATTGAACGCGCTTCCTGAATTGAAGGTCTTCCAGGCAGGGAAGATTATGAAGGCACTCGGTGGCGTGGTAAAAGACACACGTATCCTTGATAGTGCCGCTAAGGCCTCTGCTGAAAAGATTCTCAGTGCAGGGGGCGCTAAAAGAATTGGGGACACAGCATTAAATATGGCCGCTATGGGGGCTTTACAGCAACATGCCGCCAACATGGGTAAGGGTACAGACGACAGTATCGCAGGGGCCGCTATGATTGCAGGGATTTCAGGGGGTGTATTACGTACCCTTGGCATGGCAGGAAAGAACTTGTTCCATAAAGACACTGCTATAGCTAATTTGGCCCGAACAGCTGATAGGATTGAAGAAAGTGCCGCGCGTGATGCGGTGGGCTTAAAGACACCCTACACCGTCATGAATACAAAGGAAGCCGCTTCCAAACTCCATGATGTGGAATACTTCACGAAGCAGGAAGGGAAGATTGCAAGTTCCGTAGCAGAGCGTGATGATGTATTTGCATTGTCGTTGGAAGACGCAAAGAAACTTGGAGCTTCCATGGGTATTAAAGTGTCTGATAACACGAAAGGTTTCTTTGTCCCTCATGGTGATTATACTGTAGTAGTCAAAGACAACATCAATGGAGCTAAAGAATTAGATGGTGTCTTAGCGCATGAAATTGGTGTTCATCAATCTTTGAAAGACACTATGGGTGCTGAACGCTATCAGTCCTTGATGAATTTTGTGTCTACACAAGCAAAGGACACAACATCTAAATTTGCACAAGCCGCAAGACTTGCCAATAGTACAGACCCCGAAGAAATTCTCGGTTATGCCATTCAGCATGGTATGTTGAGTCGTAAATCGAGTCATTCCTTGGTGTCTAGCTTTAGAGAAGGTCTAAAGGAAATGGGTTTTGGTGATAAATCCAGATTCACCAACAACGAGATTCTAGACATGGTCAATACAGCGGTTCGCTATCAGAGCTTGAAAAAGCAGGGTATTATTGTCAATCCCGATGGGAGCATTGTTCAGAATGGTGTTCATTTCTCGAAAGACAACATGCTTGCTCCTGAAAGTCTTCTCGACTATGAAAAGAGTGCAGATGAATTGGCACAGGAACGAAAAGGAAAGACAGCCTTTGAAAAGACCGTCAATACCTTATCGGGATGGATGGATAATAAAACGCTCACCCGTACTCCGTATGGGGCCGCTTATCATTCTCCGTCCATGACGCTTGCGAAGAAAGCATCTGAATTATGGGAAGATGCACAGCGGCGTGGTACATCTCGCAATGGTTCCAATATGCCATCTGCTGAACGTATGAAGGACTATCTCATGGGACAGCTTGATAAGTACAAAGGTGAGATTCTTGATGCTCGTAAAGAGTGGATTCGTGACCACTATGGTACAATGGGTGTCATTACTCCTTTCCGCAAGGGGGATGCCCATAGACAAGAATTTGATAAGCTTGTCATTGATAAGTTTAATAGCTTGTCTAAACAGCAGACACACATTAACATTGATGATAAAATGGTAGACCAGAATGTCATGAAGGCCGTCAAGTCTTTGCAGAATCTTTATGACACTCGCGTTTACCTTGGTAAAAATTCATTCTCTATTTTTGGTGGTTCTATGGAACGTAACTTGATTGAGAATGGATGGTATTCAGTCGATGATGAATTTCATCGCTTAGTTGACCCTGATGCTTACAGAGAGTTTGTGTCTAACTTCACCACCACAGGTGATAAGGGAGCGAGATCTTTTATGGAGCAATATGCATTAGCCGCTTCCAATACACCGACTTCTCGTAAGCTCATAGGGGATATGATTAAACGAGAAAAGGAATTGAAGTTACAGCGTGAAATACATGATGCTGAAACCTATCTGAACACAGAAGGACGTAAAAGTTCTGAAAAGGTGGAACGAGTCAAAGAAGACCTCGAACAGAAACGTTCTCATACCGTGAAAGACACCACAGATGCAGAAATTGATGAGTTCCGCAAGACAAAATGTAAAGAGTGGGCAGACAACATCATGCAACCTCTTGAGGATAAATTGGATGGCTTAGACACCGACGGTGCTTCCTCTAAACTTGGGGACTTGAATTTCTTCCGTGGGCGTCTTCCGATGGACACAGGGATTGTCATGGATATTAAAGATGCAGAGGGTAATGTTGTTAAAGCCTTCTCCTTTGATAATGACCTTAGATACTATGACCTCGAACACACATTGAACAGAACGAATAGACGCTTTGCAGGTGAAGTAGCAGTCCGTAATGTCCTTGGTTCTGCCAATGAATATGGTGCTTTCGTGAAGAAGGTACTGCATGAATTGCGCCTTGCTTCCATGGGGAATGATGGGCGTATCAACAGTTCCACAGCCGAAAAAAATAAGCGGTGGTTCTTAGACAACATTGCACGACTCCGTGGGATGCGTGACCACTACGAACGAAACATCTATGATGAAGGTTCAGCAGTCACAAAGATTCTCAACAACTTTGCATACTTCAAGCGTGGCGGCTCGATGGGATGGAACCAGTTAGGCGACTTAGGGGGTGCTATTGCCTATGGCGGTCTAAAACAGGTATTTGGTGTCTTCAATCCCTTAAGGAAATTCGTACAGGATGTTCGTCTTGGGAAAGCCAATTCTGACATGGTTGAAGACCTCTCATGGCATGTCTTTGGGGAACCTGTAGAACGTTACATTTTCCGTGGGAACTGGGGAGACACACAGACCCGTCATGCCTTATCTAAACGTGGTTTTGGGGTGGACAACCTATTGATTAGTGCGGCTGATATGACACACAATCTGGGCAAGTTCACTTCACAGATTAACATGCTTGGACATATGACAGACACAATGGTGCGCTCTGCCCGTAGTGCGGCCATTACAGACTCGATTCGTTGGGCACATGGAGAAACCTTCAATGCTTTACGTAATCCATTCAGCAAGGCAAATATCAAGGCGCTTGGCAGACACGTAGACCTTGCACAGCTGAAAAAGGACTTACGTACTTATGTGAAGTGGGAAGGTAAGAAAGGGACTGTTGCAGATGGTTTTGATGTAGATGCTTGGAGAAAAGAAAGACCTGATACCTTCTGGGCTTGGTATGATCTGATGCAGAATCAGGTGGAAAAGAGTGTCTTATTGAGTGCGTCCGAAGGAAACCGAAATATGCTGAAAGACACCAACTCTGTAATGCGTCTTGTCATGATGTTTAAAGACTTCAATATGCGCTCAAACAATGCTCAGTTTATGCGAATGCTTCAACAGCATGAAGCTCAGGATGCCATGGCCTTTGCATTGTCTCTCATGACCAACACAGCCGCTTTTGCCGCTCGTAACGGAGCTAAGATGGCCGCTTTGTATGCATTAGGTCAAACAGACGCCGCTAACTACATCAAGGAAAATTATCTGAATGACAAGGCACTTGCAAAGGCCGCCTTTTTCCGAACAGGTTTCTTGTCGCCCATGGGTGTTATAAATGATGGGTGGGAAGCTATGCATGGCTCACCTACAATCAGAACAACAGTATCTCAATATCGTAATAATCCTCCTAAAGAAATAGGTGATTATATTGGAAACTTTGCCCAACAGTTACCCGCCGTTGATACCTTATCTGATATGACATGGAAACCAATTCGCAGTGCCTATCGACTAGCTACCAGCAAGGGGACACAAAAGGATTTGAGGACGCTATTAAATCTGGCTCCTGTTCCTGATTTCATCCCTTATACGCAGGCTATAGACACACTGGCAAAATTAAATAGTTTGAAAGCTAAATAAAAAGGAGAGTGATAGATAGTGGCGAACACAACAGGCTTTAAAGCTCGTGTGGAATATGAAGTTACCGATGGGGCACAAACGGCTTATACGTTCCCCTTTTCATATCTTCGCAAGAAGTTTGTCATGGTGTCTATCCTCCACTCCGATGCTTCGGAAACAGCATTGGAGTATGGGGTAGACTACACAGTCAATGATTTATCCGTGTCTTTGACCACACCTGCACAGGTTGGAGAACATATCATTATTTATCGACAGACAAGCACCGATAAGATTGTTACGTGGAATGATGGCTCTATCTTGTTGGCACGGGACATGAATACAGAAGATGCACAGATGCTCCACTTGCAGGAAGAACAGCAAGACTATATTATGGCTCATGCTATTTCTACGAAAGTAACAAGTGATAAAGAAGTCCTTTGGGATGCACTGAATCATTGTATCAGTAATGTAAGTGACCCTAAAGACCCTCAAGATGCCATAACGAAAAACTACATGGAAACTGTTCAGGGTGGTTTTGTAGCGGCCAATACAAAAATACTTAATGATGCAAAAGCTACCTTTAGTGCTACACAGCAGATACAAAGTAAAGCACAGGCAAATGAGACACTTTCTAAGTCTTGGGCTACCTCTACAGAAACACCAGATAATGTAGAGGACACACAGAGTAGCACAGGGAATACACAGAGTTCTCGGAGTTGGGCTTTATATAGTAGGGGGAAAGCGCAGGAAGGGGCTACATCAGCAACAAATGCACTTACGTCTGAACAGCACGCTAAA